TTAACTTACTGATTTTAATAATCCTCCCGTACTGTTCTCGTGGCTATGGGGCATCAATGGGGCAAAATCTGCCAGCTTCTGATTCAGCATTGCGATCTGCTCTGCGCTGCTGTCAGCCATCCATGCACCGTAAACATTGAACACCATCTGCGCGCTCGCATGCCCCATCTGACTGGCAATAAAACTCGGGTTTGCACCAGCAGATAATGACCAGCACGCATAGGTATGTCGTGACTGGTACGCCTTTCTGTGTCTGATCCCCGCGCGCTTTAGTGCAGCTTCCCATGAGTCGCCTACTGAATCGACCCGGTAGATAAATCCGACCTGCTTACTGCGTCTGACCACATGCGGGTTAAAGACGAATGTACACTCATGGGTCACCGAACGACCGTACTCACGTAACTGCACTTCAATATGATATTGCCTGCCCAGCCTTGTCATTTCAGCCTGATTTTTCAGGATACTGATTGCGGGCTGGATAAGATGCACCACTCGATCTGTACTTGCCTCGGTTTTCGGTAGAGTGAACTCACCAAGTTTCGTATAATTACGCCTGACGGTAATTGTTCCCGCTTTCAGGTCGATATCTTCCCAGGCCAGGGAGACCAGTTCCCCGTGACGCATTCCTGTGTACACTGCTAATGACCACAGGTTTTTCGTCTGCTGATGCCGGCATGCATCTATCAGGCGAATAAATTCATCACGAGAAAGAGGATCTGGTTCTGCCCGGGCTTTTTTCAGAGGCTTAATTCCCTCGAATGGGTTCACCTCTAAGTAACCGTGATCCGCAGCAAACTGAAACATTCCGGCCATTGTCGTCATGTAATAGTTCACAGTAACAACGCTTCGCCCTTTTGCCGGGGATTTGTTTTTCGTCGGATTCTGGTAACCAGTTAGCAAATCTTTCCTGAGATACAGCAATTCCTCTTTGGTTACTGCTGACGCCAGGCGATTACCTCCGATCCTCGGCACCATATTCCTTGCGACAGACTCATAGCGATTGAATGCGTTCGCGCAGATTTCCATCCGTTTCAGATCCAGCCATTTTTCTTCAAGTTCTTTCACTGTAATGTCTTTTTTACTTACACCAAAAGCCTTGAGGTTAGGGGAGTCAGGAAACTGGGTTGCATAATCAAAGGTTCCTGTGCGGATGGCAAAACATACTGATGTCCGCAGTTCCCCGGCTATCTTCCTGTTCTTAGCGGTGTCAGGGACACCAAGACTTTCCCTGACACGCTTACCTTTAAAATTAAACCAGATGCGTAAAGTGCCACCGTGGTTTTCGACGCCTGTTGGATATGTGGCTTTATCCATTGGTGTTACCTCCAGACGCCCAAGAGCGATACGAGCTTACCTTTTTCATGGCATCAAATCACCCTGGCTGCTTGCTTTTCATTGAAGCGACCCAGGCATCTACAGCCTTTCTGTTATACATGCACTCACTGGAAGGTTTAGGATTCCCGTCAGGCGATACGTGGATATACTCTCTCCCAACCATCCAGCATTCTTTTCTGGCTCGGAGGATGGTACCGGGTTTGAGCCCGGTAACCGCGATAAGAACGCTTTCACAAACCCATTCGTTAGGAGCTAACTGAATAACATTGCTCATATACCCGCCTCACGATAGTCCTGGCTGCCGCTGGTGATCGCAACGGCGTAGGCATCACAGTTTGCGCGCTTATGGATAAGCACGACAGGATTCTGAATTTTGCTCATCGTGTCGCCTCCCGAACCGCTGTTTTATTGGCTCTAAGCATTTCCTTCGATCGGCCAGAAATGACTGTTTTCATCAGGAAGAAACCGCGGCGGTTGGCTACCACACCAGGATTACGCATCAGGACTGTATCGACTATCCGGACGTGTTTTCGAAACTCGAAGACGGTACTAATAATGGTTAGTGTGGCCACCGCACCTTTGTCGTGAATTTCAAATTTCATCAGTGGATCTCTCCCTTCGATTGCATCACCTTACGGTGCAGTTCGAACACCGTTGATTTCATCGGCATGATTACCAGCACCGGATCGCCGTAGAAGCTGTTAACCGCGGCGTTAAACAGCACCCGGCATGGTTTTTCAGGACCAAAGAGTTTGAAATTAACGGGCATGGACGTGAATTCCTTACCAAACATGCGATAAGGCAAAGCCAGCAATTCAGCGGCGAACGGAGGGAACTCAGTACAGGGTTCTTCCTCTGTCAGAAGCAGCTTGCCAATATCTGGAAACTTGCCTTCAACCAGCTCAAGCTCGTTATGCCCAACAGGCCGCTCGTAGTCGTCCATGTGACAGGCGATCCACTGGCTGCCAATTTGCTGGAATACAGTTCCTTCTGCGCTGGCCGGGATATCACCGTGCAGGATAAATACGCCTTCCACTTCAGGTTTGGCGTTATGCTTCATCGATACAGCAGCAATGCCGTTCGTGGCCTGAATGTGAGTTGACGTGATATGTACGCCACGCAGGAGCTTTCGTTTTTCTTCCTGGCTGGCAACACAGCACAGAGCGGCACGGAGCAGATCGGTATAAATAAACATGGATTTCCCCTTAGTGAATCACGGCCGCTTCTGGCATGCTGTTGGTGTTGATCATTCCGATGTAGTCATCGTGAAGCATCTCAAGCCCCTCGCGCCCAAAATGGGACATCCTGAATCCATACCCGGGATCTGCAATCACCATGTCCTTGTACATGCGCAGCGCCAGCGCTGGACCTTCCTCAGCGCCGTATTTCTCGATCGCGATACCTTCAACATGGTTAGCAAGAGAAAAGCGCAGCGGGCCGGGGTAGATGCTCAGGTCGCCTTTCTTACCCGAGTAAATGATCGCGATATCAACGCCGCCGTCTTCGCTTGGGATTTCAACAGTCCCGTTTTTATCCTTCTCTTCGTTGATGAATACCGTTGCCACCAGCCAGCGCCACAGGACGAGTTCTTTCTTTGTGCCTAAAGCAACCCAACCCGTGGCGTCGGCATCAAAAATGCAGGCTAACCAACGCAATCCTTCCGATGGCCGGGAGTCAAAGCGCGATCCCTCAAACTGCTTAACTGCACCAGACCAGCCAATAACGTGGTTCCCGATTTTGATGCCGTTTGGTGTTGTTTCTGGCATGTCGTAGTTGCTGATCATCGGATCCCCTCCGGCTTGCAGTCCTGCAGTTCGTTGAGATCTTTCACATAGCGGTCGTGCATGGCATCCCACTTTTCACACCATTTCGTCATGTCACGCTTACGGGCCAGAATGCGACGTAGGCGACGAACGCAACGCTGGTGGGCTGCCAGATATTCAGCCTTGGTTTCCCCGTCTCGCCATACCTCCATGTCGTTACGGTCGATGCGTACCCGTGGGTGACGCTGCTGGAAACCGGAACGAGCGAAGGCCTGAGTGGTCATGAAGAACGCCAGATAGCGGATTGCCGTATCGCGGGTGAAACATTTTTTAGTCCGCCCGTGCCTTACTGCCACGAACAGAGGTCCAACTGGCGTTTCGTGTTGCTGTAATGCCAGGTCAATCATGGTTACGGTGCGTTTATCGTTCATTTACGGTCCTTAACTTTGCTGTATCGTTCGTGACTCATTACTTCCCAGTTCTTTCCGCCATCGCGGGAGAGTAGTCGCCAGCGGTGATTAACCTTGAGGCTCAAATTACCGGATCCGTGCATACGGCAGGGGTGAATGCGCCTTGCTCTGAACTGGCTTAAAACGTGTGCTGCTTTGAGGTGAACCCACTCAGGAATTCGTATCGCTGTCAGTGCCACCAGATGCCTCCATTTCATGACTCTCCGTTTTCGGAGTCTCCACTTTTTGTTTTTTGACGAACTCAACCAGCTCAGAAATGAGCTCGTCGATTAACTCCTTTCCGCTTTCAGTCAGGAATTCACCGCTGCCATTCACATCTACAGCGCTGCTGTAAATTCCTCGGATGGCTTTTACACCTTCAATATTTCCGTACTCACTGAGGAGCATTTTTTCGAATCGTCTCAACAGGCCGTCAATTAGTATTTCTGTTAATTCGACAGTGTTAATTCCACCCTTAGGCATATTAATGATGATGCAGGCGCTTCCTGTTTTTCGCTTGTGTCGTAATAACGCAGATTTAAGAATTCGGCGGCGATACGTATTGATTAAGTTATTCACGTCGCTTTTCCTCTGCTTCACACCAGTACAATAAATTCGCCGAAGCATTAAGAGCTATACCTAGCAAAGAATTCTTTTGATTTATGTTTAACTAATTATTACTTATTACTATTTCCAGAATGGTGTTTAGGTTCTCTGCTTCTAAAAGAATTTCATCTATCCCTGCCGTTTTTGGATTCCACATTTTCTATCTCCCATATGCTTTTTTTAGATACAGCAGGGCTATTACTTCGTAACCACAGGCCGCATAAAGACACGCTGTTTTGTATGCCGATTTATCAATGATGAAAGTCATATGAAGCGCCTCACATCTAAAGATGCGACTACTCGACCGTGAATTTTTATATCTTTCTGTTCATCGGAGTTTAGAGTGAAAGTTTCGTAATGATGATTGTCAGAAATAATTCTGATTGCGCCTTCAGCTAATGGCTCTATTCTCTTAATGAAAAGGCAAGGGCGACCGAAAACATCCATCGTATAAACATAAATACCAGGGGTAAGCACTAGTCCACCACAATCAACGAAAGCCACAACCGCACATGGTTCGATAGTTGGTTGCATTGAGTCTCCTTCCATCTTGCAGCTTTGGACGCGGTTGCCAAAATCATTAATGTTGTCTGAGCCAAATAATGTTTGAGGTGTTTTAATTGGCTGATTAATTGCGACGGCATTAGTCATTTTTATTTCCTCAGGGTGAGATGTTTCCCACTGGTTAAGGTGTTATTTATGATATCTTGGTTTAATTAATGTTTTAATTAAATAGCAGAGAACATTTTTTTAATGTTAGGGTGGTCATCAATAATTTTTTTAGCATCATCACATGCTTCATCGTATGACTTAAAGAAATCAACCAAAACGAAATAATTATCGATACGTTCGTAAACAGCGAACTCCATTTCGTCAACAAAACTTGTATTAAATTGGTAATTAAATTCTTTCTCGAAATGCTGGACAGCATAGCAATAAGACCAGTGCGAATTTGCCGCTTTGAGCTTTGCGTGAATATCAAATTCCTGGCTTGCTGGGTTTGGTTGGGAGGTTATGTTCATTTCACTGGCTCCGTTGTTTGCCGATGAAATGAGAATACTTAAGTATTAATTGAAGGTCAATGGTATTAATACAAAAAGAATAATAGTTTTCTCATGTATTTGTTATTGAAGATATTTTAGTAATAAAAAAGCCGACTCTGCGGTCGGCTTGGTGCTTTCTTAGGCGCGAATTAGAAGATTGTCGATACCCAGAACAGTCTTCCTAACACCTCAAGACTATCCATATCTACTTCTTCATCAGGGTATTCATCAGAGTTGTAACTTCTGATTGTCACCTTATCTGGCCCAGATCTGTAGAGGATTTTAAGCCTTTTCCATCCACCTTGATTAATGCCGTAAATTTTACCATCAACGATACGCTTGTCATGGCAGTTTATGGCAACAGTAGAGCCATCAGCGATCACTGGCTCCATACTATTTCCGTGTGCAGCAAAGCATAGAACGCCATCACCATCACTATTAGCTCCCACCTTTCGCAAGGTTGCTTTGGAAAATCTAAGTCTTTTGCCATTGTAATCGTCATTTAGTGCGCTGCCATCACCACATGCGAACTCGATATCCTTCAAGTACGGCACCTCTACCTCATCATCCTCAAGCGGCGTTTGCTTATCCCATGGATTGATACCAAACATCCTTTGCTCTGGAGTTTTTGCTGGTCCCATGCTGCCTTCACCAGTGCTTAACCATATAGGATCTACATCCAATGCTTTGGCTATATCCACGATTTTCCCGCTGGACTGAGCTTTTCCAGAGGTTAGCTTTTGTATGGCCCCCTGGCTTACCCCAACCCTATGCGCCAATTGACTTTGAGTTGCGCCGGCGTGAGCCATCGCCAGCCTTAGTCTTTCTGCAAGTGTTTTCATCTAAGTATCTCCGATTTCTGTGCATATTTAATACCACAGGATTAACCATGGCAAGCGGATAATACTTGATTAATTATTCCTTAGGTATTATTTTATATCTTTAATATTAATACCAAGGGCTTTGTTATGACTGATGAGGTTTTTGAATCCCCCATGGCGAAAGCCGTGTACGTTGCTGGTGGTCAAAGTTCGCTTGCTAAAAAGGTTGGCGTTACGCAAGGGGCAGTCTGGAAGTGGGTCAGGGGGATCAAGAAAGTTTCTCCGGTCCATGCAGTTGCAGTCTCAAACGCAGTTAATGGAGTTGTTAAGCCTCATGAGCTGCGTCCTGATTTGCCGACTCTTTTTCCACACCCATCCCCTGAGGCGTGACATGTCACAACGAACAACAGGAAGCTCAAAATGAATACCACTATCAAAACATTCGACTTTAAGTCTGATGCTGGTGAGCTGCTGGCTTCAGTTCGGACCGTGCAGATTGATCAGTCACCATGGTTTTTTGCTGTCGATGTGTGTCAGGCGCTTGGACTTACAAACCCAGCAATGGCTCTGTTGGCTGTGGATGATGAGGATAAAACCGAACATAACGATTACTTAGGTTCGGGTCGAAAGCCCATGCTGGTCAACGAGTCAGGACTTTATACGCTCATCCTCAAAAGCCGAAAAAAGCAGGCCAAACGATTCAAGCGCTGGGTAACTTCCGAAGTGTTGCCTTCAATCCGAGCAACTGGCTCATATAGCCTTACCTCATCTAATGATTTGCCTGATTTTTCAGACGAGGTAGCTGCTGCTCGTGCGTGGGCTGACGAACGTGAAGCTGCCCGTAGAGCGATTGGGTACGTCGAGCGCCAGGCAAAGTATATCGAGCACCTGGAAAACCTCTTTCAGCCGGGTATGTCTCCTTGCCAGTTCTGTAAGCAGTTGAACGGTGTCAATGTCCAGCAGGTCAATGCGTTTTTGTTCGAACATAACTGGCTCTATGACGACCAGCCAAAAGCTAAGTATCCGCGCTGGCGGGTAAATAATTATGCGCGTGATTTGTACCTCAGTGAGCGTTCTGGGCAGATAGAGCAGGACGACGGTGATATGCGCGACACATTCAAGCCGATCCTGCTGCGAAAAGGTGCGGTGTGGATTTACCGGCGCTATCTCAAAGGTCATCTTCCGATGAAGAAGCGCTGGGATGGCAAGTTTACTCACGATACTGAGTTAGCGGGTGCAGCATGAGTATGCTTTTTAATTTTCGCCCTTTGGTCATCAACCCTGAGCTTGCTATGCGCATCGGTCTGAACGAAGCGATCGTATTGCAGCAGGTTAACTACTGGATTAACGACAAAGAGCAGGGAGTTATCCATGCTGGTCGTCGCTGGGTGTTCAACAGCTATGAGTCGTGGGTAAAACAATTCCCGTTCTGGTCAGCAGATACAGTTAAACGCGCTTTTACATCACTCGTCAAACAGGGATGTCTCGATGTTGAGCAACTCAATAAGTCCCTGCATGACCGGACAAATTACTACGCCATCAACCATGAGTGCGAGCTGCTTAATGATGCTGAACAGGTGCCCTCATCGAACGGGGCAAATTGCCCTGATCGACAAGCGCAGGATGCACCGATGGATGAGGGCAAAAACGCCCGATCTCTAACGGTTACTACAACAAAGACTACTACAGAGACTAACTCTATTGGTGCATCCGCTGACGCGCCTGCACCGGCTCGCTCTGCAAAGCAGGATTATTCACCTGAATTTGAAACGACCTGGCAGGCATATCCAAAACGTGCTGGTGGCAATTCCAAAGCGGCAGCCTACAAAGCCTGGAAAGCCCGCTTGAAAGACGGCGTTAAGCCTGAGGAGATGCTGGCAGGCGTCAAGCGCTATGCGGCCTACGTCAAAGTGACTGGGAATGCTGGCACACAGTTCGTCAAGCAGGCGACAACGTTCTTTGGACCCGATCGCCATTTCGAAGAAGCCTGGCAAACTCCATCAGCTCCCGGAGGTGGGCGTCGCAATGTGCTTCCGGTATCTGGCTTCAGTGAACAGGATTACGGACAAACAGACTGCAACTGGTGACAAGGAGAAACACAATGCTGAACATCAAACAACGCGAAGAAAGGGATTCACTGCTGGCGAAACGCGAAGGACTTCGCGAAGAACTGTCGTTTGCTGTAGAACATAAAAAACCGTGGCAGTGGGGAAGTTGGGAGTCAGGCGAAGTCCACACCGTAGTGTGCGAAAAACATGGCGACTATGAGCGCATGTCGCTCACTGGTAAAGCGTTTCGTGGTACCGAAAATGTTAAACATTCCCTGTGCCCGGGGTGCGTGCGCGATGAGCTGGCGGCAGTCGATGCCGGGCTGCGTGCGTTGCAGGTATCTGACCTGCTGGACAACGTCGGGATCGCCCGCCGATTTGAGGGCTGTGAGTTTAGTAATTATCAAGCGGTTAATCAGGGGGCTGCAAAAAATCTTGCAGCCTGCCAGCGCTACGTCAACAGTTGGCCGGAGCGTCTTAACGCAGGAACGGGGCTGGTGATGACCGGGAACTGCGGTACAGGAAAGAACCATCTGGCGGTATCGATGGCAAAGAGCATTGTTCGTGAGTATCTGGCCAGCGTGGAAATCACCGATGTTATGCGCCTTACCCGGGCTGTGAAAAACACGTGGCGCCATGGTGCTGACAGTACCGAAGAAGACGTTATCGAGCGTTTCGCATCACTGGATCTGCTGATTATCGATGAGGTGGGCGTGCAATTCGGTAGTCCGACGGAAATGACCATCCTGCAGGAGGTTATCAATGCCCGTTACGAGAGCGTGCTCCCGACCATCCTGATCAGTAACCTGACCTTTGAGCAACTGAAAGAGTCCATTGGTGAGCGTATCGTGGACAGGGTTACCGATGGTGGACGAAACCGCCTGGCGTTTGGCTGGGAAAGCTATCGCGCAATTGCTACAGGGGTAACCGCATGATGACTCCGGTATGGAAAAATAATGATCTGGAAGGTGCGGTAATTGGCGCGATTTTTCTGCGCAATACCGATCCTGAGGTTCTGGGCATTCTTTCCCGTATGCCGGCGAGTGTATTTTCCGTCCGTCAGTACCGTGAAATTTATTCCGGCATTTGTCGTCAGGCTCGCGGGACCGGAGTGATAGATCCGCTGTTACTGTGTGAGACCATGCCAGAACACAGCGCAACGATACTCGAGTCAAGCCGTATCGCATGGGCTAAATCAGCTCTGACGTATTACGTTTCCACACTGGAACGTAATGCTGCCGTTCGTGACGCCGAGGCTGTAATCGAGACAGCGTTGGCTGGCATTCGCAATGCTGCCAATGGTGAAAACGCAGTCGAAGCGTTGAAAGCCGCGCAGGAGGCCATGGCTTCAATTTCACTCACTCCTGATACCGTTCAACCTGTGCATATTGATGAAATCTTACCTGCAGTAATTGACCGGGTAGATGCAAGAAATCAGGGGCTGGAAGAGGCCAAACCGCTGATGACCGGCATTGAAGAACTGGACGCTAAAACCGGCGGCATTGAACCGACAGATCTGGTCTTCATCGCGGCTCGTCCGTCGATGGGGAAAACCGAGCTGGCCCTGGACATTATCGATAGGGTATCTGAGCAGGGGCATGGCGTACTGTTTTTCAGCATGGAGATGGCCAACATCCAGATTGGCGAGCGAATGGTATCTGCTGCTGGTGGTATGTCAGTGTCCAGACTCAAAGCGGCCGCGAAATTTGAAGATGAAGACTGGGCTCGGTTATCTACAGGTATCGGGCATCTGACCGGGCGCAATATCTGGATGGTCGATGCCACAGATCTGACGCTTGAGCAGATCCAGCAAACGGCAACCAGTCATCAGATTGCTCATCCAGAAACCGCGCTGGTGGTTATCGATTATCTGTTACTCATTAAGATCCAGAGCACGGCACGCTATGACCTCGCAGTGGGTGAATTGTCGAAGGGGTTAAAGCGTCTCGCTAAAACAAACCGCACTCCCGTTCTGGCGCTGAGCCAGCTTTCGAGAGGTGTGGAATCCCGACCTAACAAACGCCCTATGAACTCAGATCTGAAGAACTCAGGTGAAATTGAGGCAGATGCTGACATCATCATGATGCTCTATCGCGATGAAGTGTATAACCCCGAATCATCGGCAAAAGGGATCGCGGAAATTAACATCACTAAGCAGCGTAACGGCGTTCTTGGGACCGTATACCGCCGTTTCTATAACGGGCATTTTCTGCCGATTGACCAGGAAGAAGCGAAATCAAAATCAGCATCGCAGCAAAAATCACAACCGCGTCGGTATGCAAAAGCCTGAGGAAATTATCATGAAGCTGGAATCATCACTCAAACATTTTAGCCCACAGGGGATGCACATCAGCGACAGCGTGAAAGGCACTTCTCCCGACCGGATTACCGGGACCGATGTTATGGTAGCCATCGGTACGACCAGCAGCCGCGCGCGGTTCGGCCTGGCTGCTTTCTTCGGTAAGACCGGGATCAGCAAAAGCGATGAGCAACTCGCTGTACAGGCGCTGGCACGCCATGCGATGGAGACTGCACCAAAGAACGTGCGCAAAGCAGCCGGTGGTGAGCTGGGATGGTGCATGCTGATGCTGACGCAATTTGCCTTTGCTGAATACTCCCGTTCTGCGGCCACCAGCGTGACGTGTCACAGCTGCAGCGGTAGCGGGAGAACATCCCGCACACAGACCACGCGTAAAGTAACTTATCCGTGGGGTAAAGCGCCTTACTGGGCCAGCCGTTCGCGCGCCGTTCGTCCGTCAGACTGGGAGAAATGGACAGAGGTTACAGAGATTGTGCCCGCTGTCTGTGATGCCTGTGAAGGGAAGGGAACGATAAGCGCCAGGTGTCGCTGTGGTGGTAAGGGTGAGGTGCTCGACCGTAACGCTACCAAAGACCGCGGCGCACCGGTTTTCAAAACGTGTGAACGATGCAGCGGCGAGGGGTATTCCAGAGTGTCATCTGCGACCGTTCACCGGGCTATCCTTAAACGTCTGCCGGATCTCCATCAGTCCTCATGGTCACGGAACTGGAAACCCTTCTATGAAATGCTGGTGGACACTCTGCACCAAGGAGAGCGTCATGCATCATCAGAATTTGAGAAAGCAACAACTTATTAATATGATCGGAGCAAATGGCGACACTTTTTTGCACGTTAGTGTTGACTTTGCATAAAACTGTCCTGTATGCTTTCCATCGTGGGATATTACGCCTACACGACATCAAGCCCGCCTCAGTGCGGGTTTGTTATTTGAAAATTGATTTTTCATAAATGTTGTGTTTCTCGGCACGGATTTTCCTATATATGCGATTAGCAATTCATTTGCATCAAAAATGGATTTTATATTCCATTTGAGTATAAAGAGACAAAAATTTGTTTGTTATATTCAATTGGATGCCAAGGATCGCGCGTTAACCATTTCTTACTTTGGCAGTTTTCATAGTAAGTTAATGGGTTGTAAATATGTCTAAAACTACACAACAAACAGTAACGCAGTCCACCCAAGTGACTTTTCCTGACTACTTTCCTTCCGGTGTGCCGCCTAAAGAAGCAATAGATGCTTCTGGAGAGTTTTATCGTTTAACGAAAGCTAAGCCACCAGGAAAAGATTGCTTTCTCAATATGCGGGATGAAAACCCTAAGAGAATGGGGCGATTCAAAGGACTTTCTTTGAAATGCTGTTATGGCGTATCTGTTTATACAGAGGAACAATCGTTAGTAAATGCGTTTGATAAGTTTCCTGAGGGAGTTGGTGAACGCTTTATTGCGAAAGGTACCCTTGAAAGTGCTGATGGGGTTATGTTGAAAACTGGCGCTCCTGATTCAACCCATTTCACTATTTGGATTGGTAAAGATGCCGAAATCCATAAAAAATTCTCTTGTATTAGAGGGCTTGTGAAATGAGCAACATTTTTCTTCAAGATACTCTCTTAGGTACTCTCTATATAAAAAATGTATACGAGTTTTTTGAGGGGCCAAAACTTTTTTCTGTAGCAAACGAAGTTGATAGTTTGTTTGTTGTTTATTGGATTGGTGATGAGGATGAGTTTGATAAATGGATCATTCTTCCTGTTTCAAAAACTAGATTAGAGTACCTCGAGCGCAAGAGATTAGACATTAATAGCATACTTGCATACCAAGAGCAGAAGTTTTGCTATCAAATAAATATTCCTTATGACTCGAGTGTTGAACCTGTATTCACCAAGCTAAGTGCAGCTGATATGGCGCAAGCCATCAAATTGCCAAGAGTTGGCCTCTACATTAGTTCCGTTATCCCGATGCTAGCTACTGGAAAGCTTGGTCCAAGCATAGAGTTTTCAACACATGAAATTCATGTGGAAAAAACAGCGACATCAACTGAACCGCTAGTGTTAAAAGGCGTATCTAAACTCTTTGAGTGTTTTAATGATTTATATTCATCAATTTTGAGTTCTCTTGATGAAAAAGACCTAATGAGGCCTGTGTCTGGGCGCCCCGGCTCATTTGTTCTGTCTTTTCAAGCAGAGAAAATGCAACAAATTGAGCCGTTGCTTAAAGAGTTGAATGACTTGATATTGGCAAGAGGTAATCTTGTTGATTTCATTGAAAGAAAAAATATTGATGTTCAGATGCTTTCTGCATTGTTTGAGAGTGTTGTTGAAACAAGCTCCAGCTTTGAACTTAAGAGTAATGTAACTGACGAATTAGTTCTTGTAGTCCGTAAAACAGACGCTGAGTTTTATAATGCTTCGCTAGCAAAAATGTCAGCTCAAGTAGTTGGTGGTTATCAGGTTCCTCAGGCAAACTTAATTGAACAAGTATTTAAAATTGTTGAGTTGAAATGGAAAGATAAACACCTTGATAGATTTAGCACCGGCCTGGATGAACGGCATATCCAGTACTACATCCATGCAGCCAAGATTCTTGGATTCCTTAATAGTAATGGCTCTGTCTCTGCCTTGGGTCAACAGGTCGCTGAATCTGATAATGATAAGCGACTGAGAATCGCAGCTCGTAGTTTTGAGTCAAGCCATTGCGGATGGGCTTGGATAACCTGGAGTCAAGTTAAGAATCTTTCGGAGCTAGATCCTAGTACGGCCGAAGCCTTCTTACTCGAAAAATGCCTATCCCTTAGTAACAAAACTAAGAAGAGGCGAGCATCAACGTTAAGACAATGGTGTGAAGCTTTAAAATCGTCATATCAGGAATTTTGATACTGGGGCATCCCTTATCACTAATCACTTCTCAATCCCTGGCAACTGCCGGGGATTTTTATTTCAGGCTCACTGGAATCATCCGCTACGTGCTTTGTTGATAAATCCAGCCCGTGAAGCCTGACCACTTTCATACACACACAGCGCCATCCGAAAAATCGGAGGTGAGGCTATGACCAGAATGAGCACCATTTACAGCAGACTTTCATATGGAACAGGCACCACGCTGACCGGCTGCGGTGTATCAGCGAAGGCATACGCCGAAACAGCTAAAACAGCAAAAGAGGTGTCCTGGATGTTGGCCGACAGAATTGCAGGGTTAAGCCTGAGCGACTGGGCAATTATTGTCGGTATCGCATGCACTGTTATCACCTGCGCAGTGAACTGGTATTACAGGCAAAAGGAAAGGGAGGACCGGCTTAATGGCAATGTCACCAAAGCTGAAGAATAAACTGAGCGCAGCGGTCGTTGGTTTGATTTTTGCCGGGGCTTCCGCGCCCGTTATTCTCGATCAGTTTCTGGATGAGAAAGAGGGTAATAGTCTGACGGCGTATCGCGACGGCGGCGGACTCTGGACGATTTGCCGTGGCGCCACGATGGTTGATGGTAAGCCTGTAGCACAGGGCATGAAGCTGTCAGCTGAGAAATGCGCTCAGGTAAATGCTATTGAACGCGATAAAGCGCTGGCGTGGGTTGACCGAAATATCAAAGTACCACTGACCGAACCACAGAAAGCGGGTATCGCTTCTTTCTGCCCATATAACATCGGCCCCGGTAAATGTTTCCCGTCTACGTTCTATAAGCGGATCAATGCGGGCGACCGTAAAGGAGCCTGTGAAGCGATCCGCTGGTGGATTAAAGACGGTGGCCGCGACTGTCGTCTGACCAAAGGCCAGAAGAACGGTTGCTATGGGCAGGTAGAACGGCGGGACCAGGAAAGCGGGCTGGCGTGCTGGGGGATAGACCAGTGAACAGAAGCCTCGTTATTGTTGGGATGGCAGCTATCATCTTAATCGCGGTGCTCTGTGTACTGCTGACCCGCAGTAATGCCGCGCTGGCCACGTCAGAGAGCGACAACCGAGTACTGCGTAGCGACAACGAGTTACAGACGGCGGTGATAACTACTCAGGCCTTCAACTTCAACCGGTTTAACCAGATAGCAGAGAATACCAACCGCCTTAATTCGCTAATAGATGCCGGAACAGAGAAAACCATAATTGAATACCGGGAGATTTTACGACGTGAAAAAACCTGTGATTTGCCTGTTCCTGCTGATGTCGCTGGTGGGCTGCTCGAATACGCGCACCGTTTACGTGCCAGCGCAATGCACCCCGATACCGGGGACACTGACGCAGCCGATGATAGTACCGCTGCCGCCAGCTCAATAACCTATTGTCAGGCCGTTCTCTGGATTCAATCATTACTTGCAGAGATAGAGAAGGGTAACAACCAACTGGCAGGGATTAGGGATATTGAGGAAGGGAGACATTAGAAACAGGGCCACTTAAAGGTAGCCCAAACGATTCGATTAAGATTTAGAAAGTAGGGCTACAACTCTTTTATGTAATTCTTCTGCATAACCTTCATTTACTGGGTTTTCAAACTCCACAGGCGACGCTGATTTAAAAGCTTTATCGTAGCTATCGCCAAGCATACCAGGCTGTTTGGCAAGGGAGTTCCAAGCTGTGGATATCGTGGTAATAGCAATTCTTGCTGCATGCTGATCTAAAAGTAGCTCTTCAATAGTTTTTTCGAGTTCATCAATGCGTTTCTGCAGATCTGTCATGAAATTACCTCTAAAGGTTTGTGTAAATGAGCTGCGATTATATCATTTTGGTGTCAGCAAAAGTGATGTCCAGATAGGAGTCCTGAACCATTTTATTTTGGAGAAATTATGCAGGTCACTATCGATGGTGTCCCATACGCGCCTGTCTGCAATTCGGTGTCACGCATAGGAATAGCAATCACAACGCATAATCGCCCTGACGTATTGAAGCGGGCACTGGCGCAGCATCATCAATTTTTACCGTACGGCGCGCTGGTGGTTGTCATCGATGATGGTTCAAAACCTGCCACAGTCGTTCCCGACGGCGTGCAGCTGCTTCGCAATGAAACATCCCTCGGCATTGTGGCCTCGAAAAACCGAAGCCTCGAAGCTCTGGTGGACGCCGGATGTGAGCATCTCTTCCTGTGGGATGATGACGCATGGCCGGTTGCCGATAACTGGCACCTGCCTTATATCGAGTCACCTGAGCCACACCTAGCTTACCAGTTTCTCGATCTGGCTGGTCCACGAAAGATAAACGATATGACCGTCCTGTACCAGGATGATAAGCATATCGCTTACACCGGGCAGCGCGGTGTGATGCTGTACTACCACCGCAGCGCCATTGAGAAGGTTGGCGGATTCGATCCGGTATACGGTCGAGGCATGTATGAGCATCCTGATTTGGCGCTTCGGATTTATAACGCTGGCTTAACGTCCTGGGCGTTTGCTGATGTGGTTGGCTCTGAAAAGCTTATTCACTCAATGGATGAATACGAAGAGGGCGCGCGCAGCATACCGAGGCCTGAACGTGAAGCGCTCGATAAAAAGAACGCTGTAATTTACGGGCGGCGCCGGGATTCAGAATATACAGGCTATGCCGAATATAGATCTCAGCGCGACGTGGTAATAACAACGCTGCTTACCAGACAGCCTGACCCGCAGCGCGGTACCAAACTGACGGCCTCGCCTGACATGCTGGCTAAATGGGCCTCATCACTCCGGCAGTGTGGACGTATCGCGCTGGTGGATGAACTTCATACTGCCCCAGCAGACGTTGAGTTGTACCGCGTCCCTAACGTGAAGATGAATGTCTACTTCCGGCGCTGGCTGCACATTTGGCAGCACCTGCGCGATCACCCTGAATACCGGTTCGTCTGGTGTACCGATGGTACCGATGTCGAAATGCTTCGCGAACCGTGGGAAGAAATGGAGCCCGGGAAGGTGTATGTCGGTTCAGAGCCGAAGACATACGCTGACGCCTGGGCGAAACAGAATCATCCTGAGCGTGTCTATCAGGAATTCATTGAAGCGCACCGCGGCGATGTGATGCTTAACGCTGGTCTGCTGGGTGGCACCCGCGCTGATGTAATGGCGTTCGCTCACGGCATCATCCGTCTTTACTACCGGATCGAGAGTTATCGTTTCTGGAAGAAAGAACAGGCTGGCGCCGCGGTGGGTGACATGCTGGCGTTCGGTATTGTCGCGCAGTCATTCGCTGACAGGCTGGTCACAGGCCCTCTGGTACATACCGTTTTCAAAACTGATGGTATCGGTAAGGAGGCCGCATGGTGGAAACACAAGTGAAGTTTGTTGTGGTTGGCCATCACTCTCGCATAGGTCATGCGCAACGACTTGCCGCGCTGCTGGATGCTCATCTGCTTATTGATGACGGTAACCGCGGCGCTAACTGGAATCATCGTCGCGCTATCGAATGGGCTGCTGAGCAACCTTGCCGGGTGGTTGTGCTGGAAGACGATGCGCTACCAGTGCAGGGATTCACCGAAAAGGTAACTGACTGGCTGGTGCGTTTCCCTGATGACATGCTGAGCTTTTATCTCGGTACCGGCCGACCGCCGCAATATCAGAAAGAGATTGCCGGAATGCTGGTGGATGCGGATCGCGTCTGTGGTGACCACATCGTATTAAGCAAGCTGATTCACGGCGTATGTTATAGCCCTCCTCGGGGAAGTTTGGTGCGCATGCTCAGCACATGGAACAAAACGCTGGCAGCTGATTACGCCGTCGGTGAGGCATTCGGTGGCAGGGTGATTTATCCGTGTTACTCGCTGGTGGATCACGCCGACATGCCGGCGGTTGAGCGTCACCCTGACAACGAGCCGAGGACAGAACGCCGCCGTGCATGGAGACTGGCATGAACAAAGAGCCCCGTGTATATGGCAGCCGATGGGATAAGGCCCGTCTGCGTTTTCTTCAGCAGCACCCACTATGTGTGATGTGCGAGCAGCAGGGGCGCATAACACCAGCAACGGTGGTTGACCATATCATGCCCCACAAACTGAAAGATGCGCTTAAGTCAGGTAACCCGCTGGCCATATCGAAAGCACAGCTCCTGTTCTGGAGTAAAGATAACTGGCAGCCACTGTGCAAAGCACATCATGATTCAACGAAACAGAGAATGGAGAAGAGCGGCGCGGTAATAGGCTGTGATGCCAACGGCTACCCGCTCGATCCTGCGTCTCACTGGAGGACGTAATGAAAGACCTCATCATTGAATACCGCGACGGTAAGTTTGTTCAACTGGCCATTGATGGTGTAGAGATGAAGCGTGTTACGTCTATCCAGTTCTCCCATACCGTAGGCGAGAACGTACCGACACTGACCGTCTCAGGGCATGTATTGCCCGAGTACGGGAAGTGCGCTCAAAAGCTCGAACAGGTAGATAAACACACCTCCTGGCATGATGAAGTAAAGCAGATAATTAACGAGTGAAATCGTTTCAAATGCAATCATTCCAAGTGAGAATGAATCCCATCAAGGGCAGGGGGGGGGGATCAAATCTTCAAAACCTTTGCTCCAAATGACCGCCGCCAAAGTTTGATTTTAACGCTAACCCGATTTTTTTAGTTTTAAGGTGTTGACATATGGCAGATAAACGAACCCGTTCCGACAGTTCGGCAGCAGCGGTTCAGGCCATGAAAAATGCAGCAGTGGACACCATCGATCCTCCGTCCCATGCAGGTTTGGAAAAAAAAGCCGAACCATTCTGGCATGACAATATCAGATCGAAAGCTCTGGACAGCTGGACGCCGGCCGACCTTCTGGCCGCTGTAGAACTGGCAAATAACCAGCTCTATATCACGGTTTTGCGTAAGGATTTACGCAAAGAAGAGCGAACACGCGGAGAGGGCCGCGACGAAGGGCTTATCAAAGACCTCCGCAAACAAATTGTTGAGCTGCAGCGAACTATTTTGGCTCAGCGCCGTGACCTCCAGATCCATTCCCACGCAACCAACGGCGAAAGCCGCGACCAGAAGAAACGCAATCAGAATGATCGTGATGCACGAAATACCAAAACCGAGCATCAGGACCAGGACGACAACCTGATCGCCTTTCCCAGGCACGGATAAAAGACTATGACGCGAGGTGAGCGTGTAATAGCGTTCATTGAGCGCTTTTGCATCGTGCCGGAAGGCAAGCTTATCGGCCAGCCTATGCGGTTGGACCCCTTTCAGAAAGATTTCATCCTGGCGGTTTACGACAATCCAGCCGGAACGGATATGGCGATCCTCAGCATCGCCCGAAAAAACGGTAAAACAGGCTTAATCGCTGGAATCCTCCTGGCTCACCTGGTGGGGCCTGAAGCGGTTCAGAACACGCAGATTGTCAGCGGTGCACTTAGCCGGGAACAGGCGGCCATCGTTTTTAACCTCGCGGTGAAGATGGTCAACCTGAACCCTAAGCTGCAGGAGATTGTTCACATTACGCCAAGCGGCAAAAAGCTGATTGGTTTGCCGTGTAACGTCGAATACAAGGCTTTATCCGCAGAAGGTAAGACGACGCACGGCCTTTCCCCCATCCTGGCCATTCTTGATGAAACCGGGCAGGTAAGGGGACCACAGGATGATTTTATCGATGCAATAACTACCGCGCAGGGGGCGCATGAGAACCCGCTGCTGGTTGTTATCAGTACGCAGGCAGCAAATGACGCCGACCTGCTGAGCATATGGATTGATGATGCAGTCAAATCGAAAGACCCGCACATCGTGTGCCACGTTTATGAAGCGCCAAAAGATGCTGATATCAGTAAACGCGAGTCCTGGCTGGCCGCGAACCCGGCGCTGGGCACATTCAGGTCAGAAAAAGACATGGCGCGCCAGGCTGAGAAAGCTGGCCGAATGCCAAGCTTCGAAAACACCTTCCGAAACCTCAACCTCAATCAGCGCGTTTCTACCGTATCGCCGTTTATTTCCCGCAGCGTGTGGGAGCTTTGCGGAGAGATACCGATTAACACCCCGAGGAAGTGGTACGCGGGGCTGGATCTGTCAGCTAGGAACGACTTAACGGCGCTGGTTATAGCTGGTGAAGCAGATGATGGAGTTTGGGATGTTTTCCCCTTCTTCTGGACACCGCAAAAGACTCTTGAAGAGCGAACCAAAACGGACCGCGCACCCTATGACGTTTGGGTGAGAGAGGGGCTGCTGCGCACCACGCCAGGCGCTTCGGTGGATTACTCATTCGTCGTTGCGGATATCGCTGAAATTATCGGTGATTTCGACCTTACTTCGATGGCTTTTGACCGCTGGCGCATTGACCAGTTCAGGAAGGATGCCGATGCCATTGGGTTGAGCCTCCCGCTGGTCGAGTTCGGCCAGGGCTTTAAGGATATGGGGCCAGCTGTAGACACGCTGGAGTCTCTGATGCTTAACGGGCGCGTGAGGCATGGCATGCACCCAGTATTAACGATGTGTGCTGTGAATGCGGTGGTGGTGAAAGATGCTGCTGGCAACCGCAAGCTCGATAAGTCCAAAGCAACAGGCCGTATTGATGGCATGGTCGCGATGACAATGTCCGTTGGTGCTGCTAATGGGGAAGTTACCGAACAGGGTGGTGACTTCGATGACTTCATTTTCCGACCGCTGAGCATGTGATGGAAGAACCTAAATACACGATTGACCTGCGAACCAATAACGGCTGGTGGGCAAGGCTGCAGTCCTGGTTTGTCGGCGGGCGTTTAGTCACCCCAAATCAGGGCTCACAGACGGGGCCTGTTTCGGCCCACGGACACCTGGGCGATTCATCCATTAACGATGAACGGATACTGCAAATTTCGACGGTTTGGCGCTGCGTGAGCCTGATTTCAACGCTCACGGCATGCTTACCGCTTGATGTCTTCGAAACCGACCAGAATGACAACCGCAAAAAAGTGGGTTTGAGCAATCCGCTGGCGCGACTGCTGCGCTACTCACCTAATCAGTACATGACCGCCCAGGAATTCAGGGAGGCCATGTCGATGCAGCTCTGTTTCTACGGTAACGCGTATGCACTTGTGGACCGCAACAGCGCGGGTGACGTGATCAGCCTTCTCCCGCTTCAGTCTGCCAATATGGATGTGAAACTCGTCGGAAAAAAAGTGGTTTATCGCTATCAACGCGACAGCGAATACGCCGACTTTTCGCAGAGAGAGATTTTTCACCTTAAAGGCTTCGGATTTACCGGGCTGGTCGGCCTGTCACCCATTGCTTTTGCCTGTAAATCGGCAGGTGTGGCAGTTGCGATGGAGGACCAGCAGCGAGATTTCTTTGCCAACGGCGCCAAGTCTCCGCAAATCCTCTCAACCGGTGAAAAAGTGCTAACTGAACAGCAGCGCTCGCAGGTCGAAGAGAACTTCAAAGAGATCGCCGGCGGTCCGGTTAAAAAACGCCTCTGGATTCTGGAAGCGGGCTTTTCCACATCGGCAATTGGCGTAACGCCGCAGGATGCCGAAATGATGGCGTCCCGAAAATTTCAGGTAAGTGAACTGGCGCGATTCTTTGGCGTACCGCCTCACCTTGTCGGCGACGTCGAGAAATCAACGAGCTGGGGATCGGGCATCGAGCAGCAGAATCTCGGCTTCCTGCAGTACACCCTGCAGCCCTATATCTCCCGGTGGGAAAATAGCATTCAGCGGTGGCTTATTCCTGCTAAGGATGTTGGCCGCATTCATGCTGAGCACAACCTCGACGGCCTGCTGAGGGGCGATTCGGCATCCCGCGCTGCCTTTATGAAGGCAATGGGTGAGGCAGGGCTACGCACCATCAACGAGATGCGACGAACGGACAACCTCCCGCCATTACCGGGTGGCGATGTGGCAATGCGCCAGTCGCAATACGTGCCGATCACCGATTTAGGAACCAACAAAGAGCCCCGTAATAACGGGGCTTAATTTTTATGGGGGCCGTAATGCCTGAGATCGTAAAAACGCTGTCCTTCGACGAGACAGAAATCAAATTCACCGGTGACGGTAAGCAGGGGATTTTTGAAGGCTATGCCTCTGTTTTTAATAACACCGATTCCGATGGCGACATCATTCTGCCCTGGGCGTTTAAAAACGCCCTGGCGAACCAGACCCGCAAAGTGGCGATGTTTTTCAACCACAAGACGTGGGAGCTGCCGGTTGGCAAATGGGACAGCCTGGCTGAAGACGAAAAAGGCCTGTATGTGCGCGGTCAACTTACGCCAGGGCACAGCGGCGCCGCCGACCTGAAAGCGGCAATGCAGCACGGTACGGTTGAGGGTATGTCGGTTGGCTTTTCCGTTGCGAAAGACGATTACACCATCATTCCCACAGGCCGAATTTTTAAGAATATCCAGGCTCTGCGCGAAATCAGCGTCTGCACTTTCCCCGCCAACGAACAGGCTGGCATCGCAGCCATGAAAAGTGTCGATGGCATTGAAACGATCCGTGATGTTGAGAACTGGCTGAGGGATTCAGTCGGCCTCACCAAATCACAGGCAGTAGGGCTAATAGCCCGGTTTAAGTCAGCGATTCGGAGCGAGTCCGAGGGCGACGGAAACGAAGCACAAATCAACGCTCTGCTTCAGAGCATCAAATCTTTCCCTTCTAATTTAGGTAATTAATTATGTCTGAACTCGCTCTCATTCAAAAAGCTATCGAAGAATCCCAGCAGAAAATGTCTCAACTTTTCGATGCGCAGAAAGCAGAAATCGAAAGCACTGGTCAGGTTTCCAAGCAGCTGCAGTCCGACCTTGCGAAAGTGCAGGAAGAGCTGACCAAATCCGGTACCCGCCTCTTCGATCTTGAACAAAAACTGGCATCCGGCGCTGATAATCCGGGTGAGAAGAAATCCTTCTCTGAACGAGCTGCTGAAGAGCTCATTAAGTCATGGGACGGTAAACAGGGCACCTTCGATGCGAAGACGTTCAATAAGTCTCTCGGCAGTGATGCAGCCTCTGCAGGCTCGCTGATCCAGCCAATGCAGATCCCCGGCATCATCATGCCAGGACTGCGCCGTCTGACCATTCGTGACCTGCTGGCGCAGGGCCGCATCTCCAGCAACGCTCTGGAATACGTCCGTGAAGAGGTGTTTACCAATAACGCCGACGTGGTGGCCGAGAAAGCGCTGAAGCCCGAATCGGATATCACCTTCAGTAAGCAAACCGCGAACGTGAAGACGATCGCCCACTGGGTGCAGGCATCGCGTCAGGTTATGGACGATGCGCCAATGCTGCAGTCATACGTCAACAACCGCCTCATGTACGGCCTGGCGCTGAAGGAGGAAGGTCAACTGCTGAACGGTGACGGTACCGGGGATAACATCGAAGGGTTGAACAAAGTGGCCACCGCTTACGACACCTCGCTGAATGCTACCGGCGACACCCGCGCTGACATTATCGCTCACGCTATTTATCAGGTGACAGAGTCTGAGTTTAGCGCTTCCGGTATTGTCCTGAACCCGCGGGACTGGCACAACATCGCGCTGCTGAAAGACAATGAAGGCCGCTATATCTTCGGTGGTCCTCAGGCGTTTACCAGCAACATCATGTGGGGTTTGCCAGTGGTTCCGACTAAGGCGCAGGCCGCCGGCACCTTTACAGTGGGCGGTTTTGATATGGCCTCTCAGGTCTGGGATCGCATGAATGCCACCGTGGAAGTCAGCCGTGACGACCGCGACAACTTCGTGAAAAACATGCTGACCATTCTGTGCGAAGAACGCCTGGCGCTGGCGCACTATCGCCCGGCGGCCATCATCAAGGGCACTTTCTCTTCTGGCTCATGATGGAGGGGGCGGGGTAACCCGCCCTTTTAACGTATGGCGATAGATGTTCTCGATGTAATTGGCCTCCGCCTGTTCAAACAGCAGATTGAGTTTGAGGAAGACGACAGGGACGAGTTGATCACCCTGTACGCGCAGGCGGCTTTTGACTACTGCATACGCTGGTGCGATGAACCGGCATGGAAAGTTGCAGCTGATATTCCTGCAGCCGTTAAGGGCGCCGTTCTCCTTGTCTTTGCTGACATGTTTGAACACCGCACCGCGCAAAGCGAAGTTCAGCTATATGAGAACGCTGCCGCCGAACGCATGATGTTCATCCATCGCAACTGGCGCGGTAAATCTGAACCTGAGGAGGGCTCCTGATGGAACCTGGACGATTCAGGCACAGGGTAAAAATTCTCACCTTCACGACTTCGCGCGATCCATCTGGTCAGCCGGTTGAATCGTGGACTGGTGGCAACCCGGTCCCGGCTGAGGTAAAGGGGATCAGCGGCAGAGAGCAGCTTTCAGGCGGCGCGGAAACGGCGCAGGCAACCATTCGCGTCTGGATGCGCTTCAGGTCAGAGCTGAATGCCTCTTCTCGTCTGGAAGTGCTCAGCGGCCCGTATAAAGGTCAGGTGCTAAATATCATCGGTCCTCCTGTAGCAAATGCGACCGGCACTCGCTTGGAAATTCTTTGCAAAACGGGAGCTGAAAAATGATTGAGACGAGCCTCGATTTTTCCGGGTTAAATGACATCGCAAAGGATCTGGAGGCGCTTAGCCGCGCTGAAAACAACAAGGTTCTGCGTGATGCCACGCGCGCTGGCGCCGAAGTGCTTAAGGAAGAAGTGATCGCCCGCGCTCCGGTGCGGACCGGGAAACTGAAAAAAAACGTGGTGGTGGTGACCCAAAAAAGCCGCCGCCGCGGGGAAATTTCTTCCGGAGTCCACATTCGTGGTGTTAACCCGCGCACCGGGAACAGCGATAACACGATGAAGGCGAATAACCCGAGAAACGCCTTTTACTGGCGATTCGTCGAAATGGGTACCGTTAACATGCCGCCGCACCCTTTCATTCGTCCCGCGTTCGATGTACGCCAGGAGCAGGCGACGGAGGTCGCAATCAGGCGCATGAACCAGGCCATTGACGAGGCATTAAGCAAATGACGGAAGACGATCTCTATCCTCTGCTGGCGCCGCTGGCCGGAGGGCAGGTTTATCCCTACGTTGCGCCGCTCGGCAGTGACGGGAAGCCTTCAGTCTCTCCGCCCTGGGTAATTTTCTCGATTATTACCGATGTGGCCGCAGACGTTCTTTGCGGTCAGGCTGAATCTGCCGTTTCTGTGCAGGTTGATGTCTATTCCAGCACCATCGCTGAAGCGCGCACGATCAGGAATATGGCGCTTGATGCACTGCAGGTGCTGAAGCCGGAAAGCATTGTGAAAACGCCGGGCTATGAGCCTGATCTGCGCTATCACCGGGCAACGCTCGAATTTCAGGTAACCGTTTAACTTTACCCACCATAACAGACCGCTCCGGCGGTCTTTTTTTTTAACTGGAGAAACCATGACCAGTAAGTATGAAGTCACAAAGGGGATGACCTTTGCCGTCTCCGACGCACCCGTAACCGCCGAGGATTTTAACGCCTCAGGTTTCCCGGGGGCTGGTGTTACCTGGCTGGAAGCAGCCTGTGCAACAAAGGAGATCACCTTCACCGGCGGGCAGAAAGGGGATATCGACGTAACCACGCTGTGCTCAACTGAACAGGAGCAAACCAACGGCCTCGCCGCGCCTGCTGAAATGAGCATTACCCGTAACTGGGTTGGCGATGAAGCAGCACAGGAGGCACTGCAGACCGCTTACGAAAATGACGAACTGCGCGCGCTGCGCGTGGTATTCCCGTCTGGCAACGGTTTCTACGTGCTGGTGGAGGTACGCCAGAGCTCATGGTCTGCTGCAACCTCTTCCGTTGTTGGCGCTACCTATTCTCTGCGTGTACGCGGCAAACCTAAACGCATCCACGCGTCTGGTTCTTGAGCGGCTTCGGCCGCTTTTTTTATCCCTTCGACCATGTAACAAGAGAAAAATGAAATGGCGCAAAAAACATCACAGAATTCATTACGCAACGTGGCGCTTACAGCATCGAAAGCCTATCGCACCAAAAAAGGTATCACGGTCCCTGAATGGGATGGCGCAAAGGTAACGCTGCGTGAACCTTCTGGCGATGCCTGGGTGAAATTCAGGGAGATCGTTAATCCCCAGCTCGCCGATGGCGAAGAGGCACCGACGCTGACGGAGGCTGAAAAGTTTCTGCGTAACAAAGAGGCTGATGTGGTTCTGTTTATTGACGTTCTGCTGGATGAAAACGGCGAGCGCGTATTCAGCGATGAGGATCAGGAGCAGGTATCTAAAATTTATGGTCCTGTGCACTCCCGCCTGCTGGCTCAGGCCCTCAACCTCGGAATGAGCCAGGAAGAAGCGGGAAAGCCGTAAAGCAGCCGCTGACCTTTTTCCTGATGTCGCTCGCGCTCCGGATGGGGCGCACTCTTCACGAACTGCGCCAGACCATGACCGCCAGCGAGCTCAAAATGTGGATCGAGTTCGACCGCATCAGTCCAATTGGTGACTGGCGCGCCGATGCACAGGCGGCGCAGATCTCCGTTGCAATGCTGAACTCTCAGGGTGGGAAATTCACCATTCCTGACGTGATGCTGAAGTGGGGAGAGCAGGAAGAGGTCGCAGAAGTCTCAGAACTCGAAAATTGGATATCCGGTCTTTGACGCCCGCGGCTGCGGGCTTTTTTTATGGGTGAAATATGGCAACGCTGCGCGAGCTAATCATCAAAATTTCGGCGAACTCATCTTCTTTCCAGTCAGAGATCGCCAGAGCGTCCCGCATGGGAACGGATTACTACCGCACTATGGAACAGGGCGGGAAAAAAGCTGCAGCGGCCACGCGTGAAACTCAGCGGTCTTTGGCTGACCTGAACTCTCAGCTAGCAACAGTACGATCCTCTGCTGCCGGGCTTGCCGGTGCGTGGGCTGGTGCATTTGCCACGCATCAGTTGATTCAGTTTGCCGACACGTGGAACCAGTTGAATGGGCGTCTTCGCCTTGCGTCCTCTTCCAGTGAGGATTACGTGCAATCCCAGCGTGTGCTGATGGAGATTAGCCAGCGCACCGGAACCTCCCTCGAGGCAAACAGCAACCTGTACAGCAGAATTGCGCAGTCCCTGCGTGATGCCGGTTACGCTTCTGCTGACGTCGCAAAAGTTACGGAAACCGTAGCAACCTCACTGAAGCTGTCTGGCGCGAGTACCGAAGAGGCGAGTTCTGTTATCACCCAGCTTAGCCAGGCACTTGGCTCAGGCGTTTTGCGAGGTGAACAATTTAACTCCATCATGGAGAACGGTGGCCGCCTGGCGAAACTGCTGGCTGATGGGCTGGGTACCACTGTTGGTGGCCTGCGAAATATGGCCAACAACGGCGAGCTGACGACCAACAAGATCGTCCCGCTGCTGACCAACGTTGAGATCCTCCGTAAAGAATTCGACACCCTTCCTGCATCCATCAGCGGATCTGCACAGAAAGTGCAAAACGCCTTTCTCGCATGGGTTGGCGGGGCGAATGATGCTGTCGGCGCATCATCCACGCTTTCTGGCGTGCTGGATGGTCTGGCGAATAACATCGATGATGTGGCAAATACAGCCGGTCTTCTGGTTGGTGTTGGCCTCGCTCGTTATTTTGGCAACATGGTCGGCAGCGTTGCTCAGTCAACCCGGGCAGTCCTCGCTAATACGGCCGCCGAGGTCGCGCTGGCGCAGGCTCAGGTCCGTGGAGCTCAGGTTAGCGTTGCTGCTGGTCGCCAGGCTGTTTACCGCGCTCAACAGGCGCGTGCAGCGGCGACGAGTATTGAGGCTCAGATTGTCGCTGAGCGTAATCTTGCTGCTGCTCAGGCATCACTGAATACGGCGCTTGCTGGCAGGACTTCGGCCGTTAATAACCTCACCAATACAGCCTCGGTGATGTCCCGCCTGGGTAGTGGCGTTCTTGGTATTCTCGGTGGCTGGCCTGGAGTGATTATCGGTGCCGGCGCTGCGATGTATGGCCTGTATCAGCATACCCAGCAGGTGCACCGTGAGGCGGTAGGTTTTGCCAACAACCTCGACGAGATCAACACCAAGCTCCAGCAGATGTCGGTGCTTGGCCTGCGTTCGACCGCGGCTGATGCCCGTACATCTTTACAGGCGCAAAAACAGGACCTGGCCGACCTCGACTCTCAGATCGCGAAGGTGAAAGACAGCCTTAAGGCGGTTGACCAAATCCAGCAGGACTACAACCGCCATCCGACGCTGACCCTGATCAACACCTTCATGGACCAGGCCGACATCACGGCCAAAAACATCGAGCTGACCGATAAGCTGAACCAGCTGGAGTACCAGCGCGAACAGGCAGCCTCAAAAGTCGAGCAAACGCAGAAGCTGGTAAACAATGCCAGTGACCTGGCCACGCAAAAGGCTATCGAACAGGCTGGTGCCGTATCAATCCTGAAAGGTGCGTATGACCTGCTTAACCGCTCAATGTCAGCGACCGCTGGCGCCAAGCCGCCACAATATTCCGGGCCCGTCGTTTCACTGGCGAACGCAACGCCCCAACAGCAAACCGCACTGGAGCGCTCGCGCCGCGATAATGAGCTGGCCAGCTTAAGCGGATTAGAGAAACTCCATCAGCAGCACGTCTACGAAGCAGAAGACCTGAAGCTGACGGGGGCGCTTTACACACAGTACATCTACAACAAGGATCAGGCAGCCAAAAAGGATGCAGCAGCTGCAGAGGCAAAAAAAAACTCCACTGCTGCCTCAAATGCGCAGAGTAAAGCCGAGCGCGAAGCGGCCAGCACCGCCGAACAGTATTCCCGGAAAATGGCCGATCTGAGCGTGGCTATCGACGTGCAACGCGTTCGGGCCACGGAAGGTGAAAAAGCCTCGGAGCTTTACGCTGCATCGCACCAGGCAGGCACTAAATGGACCGACGAGCAGCGCAAGGCGATCCAGGCATCATCAGCAGAGCTGGCAAAATGGACGCAAAAAGCCGACGATAACGTGCGCAAGCAGCGCGAACAAGCTGATGCCCTGAAGGATTTAACTGAAGCGGCCCGAAAGTTCAGGGATGAGGCGACGCTGACAACCGAAACCGCAGGCATGAGTGATCGCCAGCGCAGCCGGTTCGACGAGACGCAACAGATCGACCGTGTTTTTGCTAAAACGGACGGCGGTACCGAGGCCATCGCGCAGCGCGCAGCAGCCCTCGATGCTCTGGATAAGAAATACAAGGCTATTGCAGCAGCTGAAGCGGATTGGATGTCCGGAGTATCACGCGGCTATGCAAACTGGTTTGATGAAATCAGTAACGTATCCGGCACGGTTTCTGACGGGGTGAAAACCACACTCGACAGCGCTTTTGGTAACGTCACCTCAATGCTAGAAGGCAATAAGGTTAGCTGGAAATCGTGGGGTATTTCTGTCCTGCAGATCATTGAAAAAGTGGCGCTGCAGATGGCGGTGGTCAGCGCGATGGGTGGTGCCTCTTTCGGTTCTGGCATTTTTGGCTCACTCATCGGCAGTGTGGGCAGTTTCTTCGGGGGTGGGGCGGGAGCATCAGCCAGCACCGGTACAGCGGTTTCCAGTTACGGCTCGAGCTTCCAGTTTAATGCCAAAGGCGGCGTTTATGACTCTCCATCCCTGAGCGCTTTCAGTAATGGGATCGTCAGAAACCCAACAATGTTCGCTTTCGCAAAAGGCGGGGCCGGAATCATGGGCGAGGCTGGCCCGGAGGCAATCATGCCGCTGACCCGCGCGCCGGATGGTTCTCTCGGTGTTCGTGCGGTCGGAGGTGGCGGCGGTCAGTCCGTATCGTCGGCGCCACAGGTTTATATCACTATCGATGGCAACGGCAACACCTCAACGCAAACCTCACCAGGCCTTGAGCAATTTGGTGCCGAAGTCGGGAAATTTGTCGATCAGCGATATAAGCAGAATGTAATGCGTGATATCCGCCCCGGCGGTGACATCTGGAACGCAATGAAAGGAACCCGATAACTATGGCCATTGAAACTTTCACCTGGTGCCCACGAATTAACGCGGAGGCTGATACAAATTTCCGCGTCAGGAAAGCACAGTTTGGTGATGGATATGAGCAGGTTTCAGGGGATGGATTGAACACCAGAACTCAGCAGTGGACGCTTAACTTCACTGGCAACGAAACCTACATTTCTGCCATTAAGTCTTTCCTCGACAGGCATGAAGGAACGAAAGCCTTCCAGTGGAAGCCGCCGCTCGAACCTTTGGGTTTATATCGTTGCGAAACGTTTAAACCCACAGGGCTGGGCGCGGGGAAATTCAACCTTGAAGCAACATTCATCCAGGCATTTAAACCATGAGCTTAAACGCAGACTATCAGAAACTTGAATCCGGAAACGACGTTCGCCTGATTGAGGTGGACGGTTCTTCCTTTGGGCTAACGGACGTTCTCCGCTTTCACAATTACAGCATTCCCCACACAGAAGCGGAAATCATCGCCGCTGGTGGGGATGAGTCCAAGCTTCCGGCGAAACCAATCTGGTGGCAGGGAAATGAATACGCCGCCTGGCCGTATCAGCTGGAAGGTCTGGAGAAATCAACCAGTGGGAGCAATGCAACGCCATCACTGACGGTTGCGAACATCGAAAGCTCCATTTCTGCCCTGTGTCTTGCGTATGACGATCTGCTGCAGGCGAAAGTCACTATTCACGACACAAAAGAGAAATATCTCGATGCCAGAAATTTCGCAGACGGCAACCCCACAGCAGACCCGACTCAGGAAAAGCTGCAGGTCTGGTATATCGACGGGAAAACGGGCGAGCTTGCCGGTGAAACCGTTGAATTTGTTCTGTCCAGCCCGATGGACCTGCAGGGGCAAATGATCCCGACGCGACAGCTTCATTCCCTGTGTACCTGGTGCATCCGGAATAAATATCGTACCGGCGACGGCTGCGACTATGCCGGCACCCGCTATTTCGACAAAAACAACAACCCGGTAAGCGATCCGTCGCTGGATGAATGCAACGGCACGCTAACGGCCTGCAAACTTCGGTTCGGTGAAAATAACGAACTCTCGTTTGGTGGCTTCCCGGGCACGTCTTTGATCAGGAGCTGATATGCGTCAGAAAACCATCGATGCGATTATGGCGCATGCTGCAGCTGAATATCCTCTTGAGTGTTGCGGCGTGGTGGCGCAGAAAAGCCGCGTTGAACGTTATTTCCCGTGCCGGAATCTTGCCGCGGCGCAGGAGGACAATTTTGTCATTTGCCCCGAAGACTACGCAGCTGCTGAGGACTGGGGAACGGTGATCGCCATCGCTCACAGTCACCCAGACGCCACAACGCAACCTAGCGAACTGGATAAAGCGCAATGCGATTCAACGCTTTTACCCTGGCACATCGTAAGCTGGCCGGAGGGAGATTTACGCACCATTCAACCGCGCGGAGAACTGCCGCTGCTGGAGCGTCCGTTTGTGCTTGGTCACTTCGACTGCTGGGGGCTGGTAATGAGCTATTTCCGGCAAACGCATGGTATAGAGCTCCACGATTACCGGGTGGATTATCCCTGGTGGGAAAACGACTATCCGGACAACTTCTATCAGGATTGCTGGTATGAGTGCGGATTCCGTGAATTCGACGGGCCACCGAAACCCGGCGATATGGTGATCATGCAGGTCCAGGCTGATAAGTGGAACCACGCGGGAATCCTGCTGGAGGGTAATATGCTGCTGCACCACCTGTATGGACATCTGAGCCAGCGCGTGCCGTATGGTGGATACTGGCAGGAACGAACGATGAAGATTCTACGTTACAAATCTCTGTGCTAACCTTTTGCAAAATGAAAAAAGAGGTTAGGGATATGAGGAAGTTTCTTTCGATATTGGCGTGTAGCCTGATTATTACTGGTTGCACACCTTCTGAAAAGGATTTTATTGACATGGGGGAGTCCTTAGTCAAAGACACCCTTAAAGATCCGGACAGCGCTAAGTTTGAATCATTTTTCCGTGATTTTGGTGAAAATACTGGATATGTTTGCGGTCATGTGAATGCTAAAAATTCATACGGCGCATATACGGGTAAAAAACCATATTATGTGCGTATTGAGGTCAAAGATGGGAAGGTCAATAATCATGGACCAATCATCATTATTAATGACCAAGACCAAAAGAAAATCGATTCCTATGAGTCAATCTGTCAAAAGGACTGATGTGCGATGAAAAAGATTATCCTCCCAATTTTTATCTTCTTGCTGATGGGGTGTTCTGTTTCCTCACTGGAAGAACAAAAACCTATTTTATCAGAGCATTCAACAAAAACTGTTGATGAGGTCAACCGTTGCCTTGCTCCTAAATGGGTGGAGCTACGTTCTTCAAGCTCCAGCATACCCACTGAATCAGGATACAAAATCACAGCATCAGACGATATATTCGGTGCTCTTTCAGTAGTGAATATCGATAAATCAGCTACAGGCGGAAGTGACATACAGGTTTATGCCGTCGCGAAAGGATGGAACGACCACTGGGCTACTGCCGCCAGATCATGTCTTTGAAAAAGCCAAAAATAATCTAAGCCATCTTCGGGTGGCTTTTTTTATGGGGAATGAAAATGTCAGAGGTTATGACCCGAATTGAGCTCGGCGGTGTTTTGGGCAAAACCTACGGGAAGGTTCACCATCGCTTAATAAGAACAACCGCAGAGGCGATCAACTCTGTTACAAAAACAATAGACGGGCTGGAGAAATTTTTGATAACCAGCAAAGCAAGGGGCCTGACCTACGCCGTCTTTAAAGATAAAAAAAATATCGGAAAAGATGATTTTGGTTTTCCGGTAACAGGGGAGGTTATTCGAATTGTCCCTGTGGTGATCGGAAGTAAAAAAGCCGGGGTATTACAGACAATTCTTGGCGCCGTGCTCGTCGTTGTTGGGGTAGCCATTGGCTATTTCTCAGGTGGCACTCTATCAGCTGTGGGGTACGGGGCTGCGAAATTCGGTGCGGCCATGATGCTGGGGGGGGTTGTCCAAATGCTATCTCCTCAACCTGCAGGTCTGGCCAGCAAACAAAGCGCAGATAACCGTGCATCCTACGCGTTTGGTGGCGTAACAAACACCGCGGCGCAAGGTTACCCGGTGCCGCTCCTGTATGGCCGCCGGCGGATAGGCGGAGCGATTATTTCTGCGGGAATTTATGTCGAAGATCAGCAGTAGGTAACTAACCTTTTTTTTCTGGCCATCCTCGGGTGGCTTTTTTTATGGGCGCAATATGGCTACAGATAAAGTGTTAAAGGGCCGCAAGGGCGGCAGCTCCAGTTCACGAACCCCTACCGAGCAGCCTGATGATCTGCAATCTGTAGCGAAGGCAAAAATCCTCATTGCGCTTGGGGAGGGGGAATTTGCAGGGCAGCTCACCGGCAAGGATATCTACCTGGACGGAACTGCGCTGGAGAACGCCGACGGCTCCCAAAACTTCAGCGGCGTGACGTGGGAGTTTCGCGCGGGAACGCAGGCGCAAAAATATATTCAGGGTATTCCCGGTACCGAAAACGAAATCAGCGTCGGAACTGAGGTATCAAGCGCTACAGCCTGGACGCGCACGTTTACCAATACGCAGCTTTCAGCAGTTCGCCTGCGTCTGAAATGGCCCTCGCTTTTCAAACAGGAGGACGACGGAGATCTGGTGGGTTACTCGGTCAATTATGCGATTGACCTGCAGACGGACGGCGGCACATGGCAGACGGTACTCAATACCAGCGTGACCGGAAAAACAACGTCTGGTTACGAGCGCAGCCACCGTATTGATTTACCGCAGGCTGGAAGTACCTGGACAATCCGCCTGCGTAAGATAACCTCTGACGCCAACAGCGCGAAGATCGGCGACACGATGACGCTGCAGAGCTTCACTGAGGTGATTGACGCCAAGTTACGCTATCCAAACACAGCGTTGCTCTACATCGAATTCGATTCCAGCCAGTTTAACGGTTCTATCCCGCAGATCTCCTGCGAGCCCCGCGGTCGTGTTATCCGCGTTCCAGATACCTACGACCCTGAAACCCGTATTTATAGCGGTACATGGACCGGTGCGTTTAAGTGGGCATGGACGGATAACCCTGCGTGGATTTTTTACGATCTGGTTGTTTCTGACCGGTTCGGCCTCGGGCACCGTTTGACCGCTGCGAATATTGATAAATGGACGCTTTATCAGGTTGCCCAGTATTGTGATCAGATGGTACCAGACGGCAAAGGTGGCAACGGTACCGAACCTCGTTATACCTGCAACGTGTACATTCAGGACCGGAACGATGCCTACACAGTCCTGCGTGATTTTGCTGCTATCTTCCGTGGCATGACCTACTGGGGCGGGGATCAGATTGTGGCCCTGGCTGACATGCCGCGCGATGTTGATTACAGCTACACGCGCGCTAACGTTGTTGGCGGTCGCTTCACCTATTCGAGCAGCACCACGAAAAGCCGCTACACCACAGCGCTGGTTTCATGGTCAGATCCGGGTAACGCTTATGCCGACGCGATGGAGCCGGTATTTGAACAGGCGCTGGTGGCCAGGTACGGATTTAATCAGCTGGAAATGACAGCCATCGGCTGTACCAGGCAGTCAGAAGCTAACCGAAAGGGGCGCTGGGGTATTCTCACCAACAACAAGGATCGCGTTGTTTCGTTTGATGTTGGCCTGGACGGAAACATTCCGCAGCCGGGATACATCATCGCCGTGTCAGACGAGCTTCTGTCCGGCAAAGTTATGGGCGGCCGCATCAGTGCTGTTAACGGTCGCGTGATAAAACTTGACCGCGTTGCTGATGCAGCAGCAGGCGATCGCCTTATTATCAATCTTCCCTCCGGTGCGTCACAGAGCAGGACTATTCAGGCGATTAGTGGGGAATCAGTCACAGTCACCACGGCATACAGTGAGACACCACAGGCCGAAGCTGTATGGGTGGTTGAGTCAGATGAACTCTACGCCCAGCAGTATCGAGTTGTCAGCGTCTCCGATAATGATGATGGCACTTTCTCTATTACCGGCGCATGGCATGACCCGGATAAATATGCCCGTATCGACACCGGAGCCATCATTGACCAGCGGCCGGTGAGTGTGATCCCGCCTGGTAACCAGTCGCCGCCGGCTAACATTGTGATCAGCTCGTTTTCAGTGGTGCAGCAGACTATCAGCGTCGAAACCATGCGTGTGAGCTGGGACCAGGCGCAGAATGCTATCGCCTACGAGGCACAGTGGCGCCGCAATGATGGTAACTGGGTAAACGTGCCGCGCAGCTCCACCACCTCATTTGATGTATCGGGTATTTATGCCGGGCGCTACCTCGTGCGTGTGCGTGCCATTAATGCCGCTGAAATTTCCTCTGGCTGGGGCTATTCCGAAGAAAAAACGCTTACGGGCAAGGTGGGAAATCCACCGAAACCTGTCGGCTTTGCGACAACGCCGATCAACTGGGGGATTCGCCTGAACTGGGGATTCCCGGCTAATACCGGGGACACGCTGAAAACGGAAATTCAGTACACTGCGAACAGTGATTTCTCCAATCCTATTTTGCTGTCGGATGTGCCTTATCCGTCTGCCGAATACACCCAACTGGGATTAAAGGCGGGTCAGGAATTCTGGTATCGCGCGCAGCTGGTAGACAGAACGGGTAATGAATCCGGCTGGACCGACTGGGTTCGGGGTGAATCTAATGCGGATGCTGACGACTACCTGGGCGATATCGCAGATGAGTTCCTCACATCTGCCGACGGTGACCGCCTGACAAGCGACATTGATACCAACCTCGAAGCAGCATTGCAGAACGCACTGGCCAACCATGGAACGGTAGAGCATCAGTGGGCGCAGTACGGCGAGGTACGCGCGGATATTCTGGTGGTTAAAACGACCATTGCGCAGGTGGATAAGGCCATGGCTGAAATGTCCACGCAGGTGCAGGCGCAGTTCAATGATGTAACTGCCGCGCTGGAAGATAAGCTCACCGCCGTGGTTGATGCGACCGGGGCATCTGCAATTTACACCCTTAAAACCGGGGTTCGAATAAACGGAGTGATGTATAACGCCGGGATGTCGATCGCGGTGCTGGCGGAAGCGGGTAAGCCGGTAGTCACCCGCGTCGGATTTAACGCTAATCAGTTCGTCCTGATGAGTGGTAGTGGCAATACGCAGTATTCACCGTTTGCGGTGGTCAATGGTCAGGTATTTATCAGCGATGCGTTTATTCAGTATTCCCAAATCACACTGGCAAAAATAGGCGAGCTGCGATCCGCTAATTATGTACAGGGACAAACCGGCACCATTATGAAATCAGACGGGACGTTTGAAATGAATGGGGCTGTTGCCGGGGAGGGTGCAACGAAAATGACCAATCTGAATTACAGCGTTAAAGATGGAAACGGAGTACTCCGCGTGCAGATTGGCAAATTAACAGGGGTATTCTGATGTCATGGGGAATTCAGACGTGGGACGCAAATGGCGTCCCGAATAACTACGGCATTAAACCTGTTTCTGTGGTGGGAATCATCGATCTTGCTTTAGGTCAGAAAACGGGAAGCTACCAGTTCAGTCTGGAGCCTGGTTTAAAGGTTGGATATGCGGTTGGTACTCTGGAGGATAAAGGGACAATAAGTTATACAGACAAAAGAAGCATTATTGCCTCAGGAAACACCATAACCATACAGCCTTCTGGTGGTGATGGTATTAACGATTACCCGGCAATGAAGGTGCAGTTAATCGTGTTTGCGGAGGCTGTATAAATGGCTAAATATGGCGCATTGATTTCAATGTCTAACGGAAATCCTTTTATTACGCCAGATTCCACACCAATGACGCTTTACCGAAAAGTAACTGTAAACTCAACTTTTGGGGGGGATTTTAACAGTGCTTCGGCGTCCGTAACCATCGACGGTCAGAAGGGGGGTATTGTATTTGCAAGAACCAGTACCCCAGCGAAAATATCAGCTTCAAAAAGTGGCAACACGTTCAGTGTTGATACGTCTAATTACAGAGGTTCGGCTTTTGTCCTTGAAGCCTATTTTTTTGCCATATATCCGCTTACGCTTCCGGCCTGGGGTGTGGCTATATGGGATGCCGAATGGACACTGGTACTTACGAATGAGTCCCGGGTATTAAGCGACCTTACAACTATAGGCTCACCCGGCGCTGCAACGGGGGGGCTGAACATCGACGCCTACATGTCGGGCAAATGGGCTGTAAATCCGATGGGGCTGGGGTCTGTTCTTCTGCATGCTGGTTCAGCACCTGGTGGACAGCCAATAATCCAGCCTGTGGATGTGGGAACGGGGTGCTTCAATGAAGGTGCGGGAACAAGAATAAAAGGGCTTTCATCAACAACAGCTAGTGGTTCTTCAGTCGGTACGACAAATAGCGGAATTGTGATAACGGCGATAAACACAACTGCATATGATTAAATTGATCGATTTAAACGATCAATTTAAGAATATTGATCTATTAAAACTGTTTCTAATATTTAGTGTTGTTGGTTATTTTTTTTTAAATAATTAACCCCGGTATCGAAATGAAAAATATAATTATTCCCGTTATTGTTTGTCTGGCACTTTCAGCGTGTTCAGTTCCTGTTCTGGAGAAACAGAAGCCAGTTTGTCAGGCTGAGTCTGTACTTGGCGGACAGCCACAGTCAGTGCAGATTTACGGTGTGCGAAAAGTTGCAAATCAGACTGAGTACAGGGCCGGTTATCCATTTAACTGGCGATGGGTGAATAAAAATAACTTCACCAGTTCGAATTGCCCTTAATGACTTACCAAAAAATAACCCGCTCCGGCGGGTTTTTTATTATCTGAATTCAGGAGATATCCATGTCAGCTGGAACCTTAACCCTGACGAATAACTCTGCTGCGGTTGCTGGCAGCGGAACTGCGTTTACCACCGAGGTGACGGCCGGAGATTTTATTGTTGTCACCGTCGGCGGCGTTCCCTATACGCTCCCGGTTAAGTCCGTGGAAAGTGGAACGGCGTTGACGCTGGTCAGCAATTTCATCGGACCAACACAATCTGGCGCGGCCTGGTCAGCCGTTCCTCGTGTGGCGTTGAATATGGTCACTGCGGCGCTGGTTGCCCAGAGTGCTGAAGCACTGCGTGGACTGAACTACGACAAACAGAACTGGCAGCAGGTTTACAGTGGTGCTGGCAGCATCACCGTGAAGTTACCGGATGGCACTACATTCACCGGGCCGTCATGGAAATATCTTTCTGACAACCTCGCGGATAAAGTAGACAGCAAAGATCCCCAACTAGGTACTGTGAATGGGAAAACAGGCGGAACCATTTCCACCCCAGTTTATAGCGTTGGAGCTAGTGGGGTAGTAACTCAGGGCTCAAGTTATGGTGAGTGGACATTTCTTTATCCATCCACTTTAAAAAAGATGGCTTACGGGTTTTGTGAGAATTTTGGTGATCTGGTTTTTGTAACTACCGTTGCAACAAATACCGGGACAGAAAAATATTTTGCTATGCGTCAGAACGGTAATTTCAATACACAAGGAAATATTACCTGCGTCTCGCTGACCCAGACTTCAGATGTCGATAAAAAAAACGACATAAAACCCATTGAAGACGCACTTGGTAAAGTGATGGCTCTAAACGGTGTAACCTTCAACTGGAAGGACAGCGGCCTGCCATCTTCCGGTGTGATTGCCCAGGAGCTTATAAAAGTCCTGCCGGAGGCTGTCGGATCAGTCTTTGAAGATCATGATCAGTATGAGTCAGTTGAAGAGATTAATGATGTTGGTGAGGTGACAATCACCCGTCATCTTGTTAAAAAACGAGATGACAGCAAGCGTAGCTATACGGTGGAATATGCTGGCGTCGTTGCACTCTGTCTTCAGGCAATAAAAGAATTGAATGAAAAAGTTGACAGTTTGCTGGAACAGTCATCTGTCGTTAAAAATTGATAGTTGCCGCAACCACACCGTATGCAAGAGCATGATTGCGGCCGACTGGCGAACGTTCGATAGTGCGAGTATTGAATGATTGCCAGTCACGGCGGATTGTACTTAAGCAATATTACGGTTCAAGGCGTTTAATCTGAAACCAGCCACATATCAGCCTCTTCAAACATTTCCTGAACAGTACGGCTTATCTGCTCCTTCTCATGCTTGCTGGCGTCAGTGTTGATCGCTGGCAGTGTCATCATCGGTTTAACCCGGACATCAGCATCGGGGAAGAACCGGTGAACCCTCCTGGTCAATTCGCCCAGAATGATATCTTTTGCACCAGGCAGACCATCAAAATTCCTTTTGTCATAAACGAGTTCCACGAACATTGCTTATTGCCTCTTTACTGGATGGATATACAGTATTTATACTGTGTTTTTATCCGGTATTCAAGAGGGTATAAACATGGGCTTTCCTTCACCTGCGGCAGATTATGTTGAAACACGAATCTCCCTCGATCAGCAACTAATCAGACACCCCGCAGCGACTTATTTCATGCGAGCATCGCGTTCACATTTCAGAGAAGGAATACTCCAGGGGGCGTTGCTTGTTGTGGATGCATCACTTACTGCCTGCGATGGCTCGCTGCTGATATGTGCAATCGACGGGGAATTCAGGATCAAGCGATACCGAACTCACCCTCAGCCCCACCTTGTTAACCTGGAAAACGGGAGAAGGGAGGCGCTGCCAGTAGATGATGGCGGTTACAGTTCTGCGCCCGCTATATTCGGAGTTATCACGTACATCATTAATGATGCCAGGAACGCGGAGTTTGATGATTGCCCGGTGATGTAATCACACTGGCTGTATCAGTTCGGAGCCCTGATTTTTCACATTCCCTACGGCACGCGTCACGGCGTGCCATATAAAATTCTCAGCCGGTACGGAACCATCGGCCGCAATTTCCGCAGCTTCTTTCCCTCCAACGTCCTGCCTCATCCATTCGCGAGCAGCATCTGGTGACAGTACCAGTGGCCGCCTGTCGTGAATATCTACCAGTCCTTTGTCTGCAGCAGCCGTCACTATCAGGAATCCTTCTGCTTCATCTCCACGTTCGAATGGTGTGCTGCCGATCGCCGCCATGAATATCGGCTGGCCATCGGCTCGATGAATGAAGTAGGGCTGCTTTTTGTCACCTTCCTTTTTCCATTCATACCAGCCATCAGCAAAGCAAATGGCACGACCATGCTGCCAGAGTGGTTTAAACATTCTGCTGGTGGCCGCAGTTTCAGAGCGTGCGTTAATTAGCGGTGGTTTATCCCACCATCCGGGGGCGTATCCCCAGACAACAGGATCGAGATGGAGTTTCTCGTCACGTTCGCTCAAAAGCAGAACTTTGGTGCCTGGCGCGACGTTAAAACGTCCGATTGGTTCGGGATCGTAAGGGATATCGCGTTCTGCTTCTTCAGCAAGCAGAGCGAGATAGCCTTCACGCGTCATTGACTGTGAAAAGCGTCCACACATAGAAACCTCCCAATTTATAACAGACAGAAAGTATAGAAGTTATAGGCGGCAGGCGGCGGACTTATGGGGCAAGGATGGGGCAAAAATGCCTATTATGGGGCATGTATGGGACATTAATGCACACATGAAGTTTATCGAATTTCATGCGATGTCATTTTTTAATACCTTGAATACACTAAAGAATACACATGCTCTTGGGCGTTCTTTAGTGATTTTTAAAATACCCGCGTCACGCAGTTAA